GCCAACCGTAAAGCACCAGCCATCCCCTGCATCCGCGTCGAGGCCAAAGTTCAGCCAGCCTGGATTCGCAATGGTAACTCCAGCACGAAGGGAAGGAAGAATGATGGTCTGTGTTCCTATAATCGAGTAGCAACACGCTCCACCAAGAGGCCCATCGAAGAAGATGTAGTTTTGATCCTCCTCGGCCCCGGTTGGCGCTCCAGATGCCGTAGCAATCCCACTGACAGTGGCACTACCAGTGCAGTGGAGTTGAGTACCTGGAAAATTGACGTGGAGATGACGCTTTCCAACGAGCTTTCGAAGCGTCGTATTGTCACGAACGAGCCTCCCCGTCAGCCCATTGGAGAGCTTCGAGGGCGAGATCACCCCGTCACCGAGATGTCTACGAAAGACGCTACCTCTCATAACGCCCTCCTAGAGCAAGAACGACTCGTTGTCGTCCTCGACATCAGCACAGATGATCTCTGTCCAGTTCCACAGGCACCCCGCTGCACCCTGAAGGAAGTGAGCGAACGGAACGTAGACCAGATCAGCGACCAGACTCTCCGCGTCCGGAACTTGGAAGTCTCCCGACTCCCCCTTGGTGTGGTTGGTGAAGATGAACGTGGGCTTGCCGCCCTTCATCCTCACTTCGCAGGTGACGATGTCGTTGTCCGCGACGGCACTGACCCGAGGGAACGGAGTCGTGACCGTGGTAGCGTCACCGACGATCGTCTCCACATTGACCACGCCCGCCTGAATGTTCAGGCAGACCATGTCGTTGTAGTCGTCGACAGGTCCTGCCGCCTCGGCCAGTCTGAAGCCGATGGCGCACTCTGCCGCCTCCGAAGCGTCGTCCAATGCGAACTTGTGCCGGATCAGCCTGTTGCCTCTGGTGCCATCACCGACGGTGCCACCAAGCGGGTTCTTAACCGTCTGGAGCCCACCGAAGATGTACTCGACACCCAGAGCAGCCGCCTCTTCCAGCCCTGCGTTCAGAGTCCCAGTTGCTGCGGGCTGCTGCGGAAGCAGAGTCGTAGTGCCTGCACCCAAGATGAAGTAGGACGCATTGCCACCAAAGAGCCCAAGAAAGTGGCAAAAGTTGAAAGCGCCTGTTGATCCAAGTGGATCCTCGTAGCCACCGACACCAACGCATAGCGGCGACTCTCCCGGCCACTGCACATTGAGATACCTGTTGCTCTTCAGGCGGTCGATCAGTTTTGCAGGGCTGATGATGTCGTCATCCAAAGCCCTACGGGGAATTCCTCGTCCTGTTCCTGGCATCTTCTCCTCCTCCTCCAATGAAGATGTGGGGGTGGATGCGATCCACCCCCGTTAAGTCACCTAGTCGTTGAGTTGCGGATCCTTCAGGTCGCGCAGGACGCCATTGGCCACCGGCATGTCGCAACCGATGTTCTCCATGCACGCCATGAACGCTTCCCACTTCGCCTGACGGTTGCCCGTCGAAGCGATGGCCAGATGAAGCAGCGAGCCCTCGTCGACCCACTGTGTCTCCTGCGCCACGTAGTGGAAGAACGTATCCCACGCCAGAAGGAACAGCTCGCGGGGGATGAGGTCGAACGACCGGTTGATCCGGAGGGCAACGCCTGGAGCGTAGTGCATCAGCTCCCCCTCTTTGTAACCGGTGCCCTTGTCATACGTCCCCGACTGAACGGCACGCCGACGATCCGGAGCCACGAACTCGATGTACTTCTCGATCTGCCCCGGGGTCGTCCAGATGTCCGTCACACGCTTCCCGGACTCCTCATGAATCTGATGGCACATCCGGATGAGGATCTGCTCGGTCAGGTTCCGGAGGGTTCCCCCGTTGTCGTCCACGATCGACTTCAGCTTCTCGTTGCCGGTCAGCGTGCGGTCGATGCCATGGATGTCGGTGCTGTAGGTACCATCGTCGACCAGTCCCCGGATCCCGTTGGCGAACACGGTGTTCACCTCGGTTGTGACCCCGGTCTTGGAGACGATGATGATGGTGTCGTCGGCCACGACAGTGCTGCCCGAGTCGTGATCGGTGACGGCCACACCCGCTTCGGTCTCGAAGGTGATCTGACGATTCGTGTAGTTGACGGATGCGACACGGACGCCATCAGTGTCGACAGCGGTGCCCCGAGGGGCGGTGATGTCTCCACCGTCACGAACGGAGACCTTGTGCCCGACCCGGAGCAGCTTGGTAGCTTCCGGGACACGGAGGGTGATGAAGTCGTTTTCGGCTGCCTCGACGTAGGCACGAATGCCCAAGCCAGCCGTACCGACGTAGGTGGACTCGACGAACTTGCCGAGGTTGGACGCGGTCTCCTCCGTGCGCCGACGAACCTCACCTCCGGACCACGCCGACTTGCCGGTGTTCGCAGCACGTCGAGTGAGCCAGCCGATGTTCATCGTCGCCTGGAAGATGGTGGGGCGCAGGTTGAACTGCACCTCGTTACGACCCCGGGCCGTCTGAAGGTCGCCCTCGTCGAGGATCTGCGCCACGTTCTGGGGCAGAGCCAGCACACCGTTGAACTTCACGTCACCTTCGGTGACACGAGCGCCAGCGGGTGTCGACTTGGACAGCTTCTCGCGGAACGGGGCCTCCTCATTGATCATCGGCTCCAGCGCCTTGGACGGGTACACCGTCTTCAGAGCTACGCCGAGATCCGAGAATCCCGAACCAATGTTGGCCATCTCTCTACTTCTCCCGCAGGGGAGGAGACCTAAACGCTAAGCATTGCCGAACATTTTTTCTGCTCGCCATTTGCTATACGCCAGGGTCCAGTTCCCATGCCTGTCGAACTGCGGGACGCTCTTTGGCGGCTGCGGCTCTTTCATCCCCTGTGGGAGGGGAGGGCCTCCATGCTTTGGCTTTGGCCCAGAGTTGACTGGAGTTCGCTTCTGTCCCGATACCTTTTGGAACTTCGGCTTGAGGCTCATCGCCTCAGCAAACTCCCCCATCAGGTGCTTGACCGCTGCCGGAATGTTGATGCCCGGTGAGTCCTTGGGCAGTCGATTCAGGTGTTGGGCAAGCTGGTTCCTGACGGACGTGGTGAGGACACCAAACTGCTTGGAGCTTAGGTCGATCCCGTACTCCTTCGCCTGTGCCCTCATCTCCGTGTTGAACTCTTCACGAGTCAGCCTTGCTACTTGAGCGCCACGTAGTTCTTCCTTGCGATGTGTCTCTCTGCGTCCGAGTACAGCCTGTCGAGCCTTGTCCTGCTGTCTCTCGATGCCCGCGATCTCTCGGTTGACGCCGTTCAACTCTCGACGCCCACGAGTGACCGAAGACATGATCGACCGAAGTTCACTTCTCTTGGACGAGACCTGCTGTTGCAGCGTGGACTTCTCGAAGTCTTCCGCCTTGCCGACTTGGGCTTCGAGCGCCTTGATCTCGTTCTCGACCTGACCGTATGCCCCGACCAGTTGCATCTGGTCCTGTTGGATCGCCTTGATGTCCTCTTGCAGTGAGCCTAGCTGGTTGTTGAGCCCCTGTACGTCCGGATCCTCTGCGATGAGTGCTTCGGGATCCACATCGTCCGCATCTTGGTTCATCAGGTAGTCCCGCAACTCGGCCATCTCTTGATGGATCCGAGAAGAGGAATTCGCCTGTTCGAAGTATCCGGCGACCATTGCGTCTTCGTCGCCGCCGTACTTGTCCAAGAGCTTCTGAAGAGCCGTGCTGCGTCCCGGCGCAGGGGCATCTTCTGTGTCGTCAGGGGCGTCGTCTCCGGTGTCGGTCGTGGTGTCGTCGGCTTGGGAGTCGTCTACGGACGCAGCCGTGTCGTCGGTAGGCGTGTCGGTTGGCTGGTCGGTAGGGGAGTCCTCACCGGTTCCAGCGTCATCGACTGCATCGGCGTCTACTGTCATTGGTTCCTCGCTTGGCTGAGGGGTAGGCCCTCAGTCGCAAACTACTTTACCACACTGACTTCCGGCATCTGATTGAAGACACCGGGGGTCAACTTGAACGAATTCGTACACTGAGCGCACTTGATGATGAGAGGGTGATCCCCTCCTGAGAAGTACCCCATCGTCAACGGTCCTTTCGCAGTTGAAACCGGCCGTCGGCAGGTTGGACACCAAACGGTTCTCACGCTAGTCCTCTAGCCTGATCGCCCGCCTTCTCTCGACTGGGCTTCCAACCTGTCTTTCGCATCGTTCCGTAGACGTAAGCGTCCGCTCTCTTCTTCGAAAGCCCCTTCTTCTTGGCCTTCACCTTGAGCGCCCGCTCCATCTCTTCAGGCATCTAGCCTCCGACAGCCAGCCTGATCAGGTCTGCCTTGCTCAGGCCCTTTGGCTTTGCCTTCGGCTTTGGTCTGGGCTTCGGCTTGAGGGTGACCATCTTCTTCTCCACCCTCTTCTTCCCAGTCGTGCCGCCCATCAGTACGCCGCCTTGTAGGGGCTGTTGTGCTTCACCTTCGTGCGCCGCCTCTTGCGGTTGCTGGACTTCACCTTGTCGGTGTCTTCCAGATCGGAGATCCCCTTCATCTGGTCCCCGATGGTCGACCCCTCGTGCCGCCCGTAGTTCTTCACGGCAACAGTGTTCTGGGCGCTCATGCTGCCCTTCCCGTACTTCTTGTTCTTCGGCATGAGCTACCTCTTCTTCTTCTTCTTGCTGTCCAGACCCTCGGCCTGATCTCCAGCCTTGGCCTCACCGTACTTGTCTTCCAGTTCCTTGTTCCGACGCCTCAGACGCTCGATCGTCTCTTCCGCATCGGACTGTGTAGGAGGAGGCTCAGGAGTGCGGGTGTCCGCTTCCAGAAGCGGTGGCTTCTTTTCGGTGAAGTCGTAGCTCTCCTTGTCCCACGGCATCACTTCCTTCTTCTTCTTCTTCTCTGCCATCACTTCCTCCTACTGCGCTTCTGCTGCCCCCGGCGAGGACCCCGGTGCTACTTGTGGGGCCATCGCGGCCATCTGTGCCTTCTGTGCCATGAGGCGATAGCCATCGACCACCGCACGGAAGCGCATGAACTGTTCGACCTTCTGCTGGACCTCACCGGGATCCTGCATGGTCTGGTTCGCCTTCCCGATGATGACTGCTTGAAGGCCCTGCATCTCTGGCGGTTGCTCAGCCGTGCGAACGTCGATCATCTGCTGCCACACGCCAAAGATCTTGATCTCGATCTGCTTCGGCAAGAAGACAGGCGCGGGAGGTTCCTGCGGAGGAGGAGGCATGGCAGCGGCAGCATCAGGGTTCTGTCCATCCGGACCAGCATCTTCCAAGACGGTGGCTACCATCGTGTCGAACTGCTTCTTCTGCTCTTCGTAGTTGCTCAGGGCCTCCGCGTACATCTCTGCGGCTTCCTGTGGGGGAGGCTCGCCACCGTAGAACTCACGGGTTCTGGCATCGACAGCTTCGAGTCGGGAGAGGGTATCCTCCCATCCAGCGATGAGGGGAAGGATCTGATCCCATCCAGCTTCGGCCGCCATCTGCTTCCCTTCGTCCTGAAGGATCATGGTGCCGAGGGTCTGGAATCTGATCTGGTGATTGTCGATCGAGGGGTCGATGACCGGGATAACCTGATCGTCTACGAAGTCCACCCACTGCTGCTTGGCCTTGTCGATCTGAAGTGAGGAGTCCTCGTTGATGTCCGTCGGGAGACCCATGTTCTCAAGGATCCTCTTCTTCGCCAGCGGGCTCGTCGCGTCGTAAAGCTGATCGGTCAACGCCTCACGAGTGGCCTCCCGCATGATCACAGACTGGTCGACGTACGCCTGCTTCTCGACTTTCACCTTCGTCTGACCGGCGATGGCCTCCCGGTCGTACTGCTTCAACTCCCATGAGCCATCAGGGGAAGCCTGCTCGTAGGTGTCTGGGTCGACTCGGTTGACCCAGAGCAGCTTGAGTTGATGCTCCCAAATGGATTCAAGCGAGGTCACGATGCCGCGTTCACGGGTCGCCCTCTTTCGTTCGGCCTGCTCACCCAGGATTTGGAGCCCGGACGTAGTAGTGACGTTGCGAGGGGCCTCGCCGACTTCAATGTCAGCAGGACCGACGATCGCAGTCATATCGTCAATGCAGGCTTGCCGCTCGTTGTAGACGCCTTGTGGCATCAGGATCGACCCGAAGACCTCTGGCTTGGCGTCTGGATTGATAGGGGAGACGCGATAGCGGAAGAGCTTGCCCAGACCGTAGGCCGCGTTGAACTCGGGGCCTTCAAGGTCTGCGTCTTCCGGGATCAAGAGGTTCGGCGAGCCCATGCGCTCGCGGGCCTCGATCGTCTGCGCGTCCATCCCGTTGATTCGGTTCTGTGGGGAGATCAGGTCGTCAGGCAGTGCCTTGCCCCAGAACTCCCCCTCACGTCTCTTCCACACAGCAGAGGTGAGCATGACCTCCGGGACCTCTGCCATCCCCTTCTCATCTTCGATCCGCTGCATCAAGGGACCGTTGGCTGCGATGAGTCCCTGTTTATGACCGATGATGATGATCTTCCGGCCCTCCGGGTGACGGTAGGAAGGGTCGTGATAAAGCTCGAAGACCTGGGTGTGGTGATCGTAGATCCCGGCGTCAAAGCCGTAGTCGAAGCGGCCGATGATGTCCCACTCGCCAAGCATCGGGTGCGAGCGCATCAGTTCCTCGGGTGACTCTGGCTCGACCTCGTCGATGAGGTCGGGGTACTGCTCCTCGACCCAGTCGAGGGAGCGCACCTTGAGGACACCGTGCATCACGGAGTTCGTGTTGTCGACTCCAACCCCACCGTTCTGAGGGTAGTACTCGAAAGGGGAGATCACCTCAAGATCGGTGCCTCCCCTTGGGGTCTGACGGCCAAGAGGACGAGCGAAGAGATCTCTACCGTGTGACTGCTCCTCATTGAGATTGGCTTGTTCCAGCGGTCCACCACACGCGACACACGCTGTAATCGGCGTCCCTTCCTTCGTGAAGGGTTCCGAGAAGGTGGCCCCGCACGAAGAACAGCGAGCAGCATCGACCGACACCCACATCAATTCCGACCAGCTCTCGTTCCAGAACGACTTCATGATCCCCGTGCCGAACGTGATCACGTTGCGGATAAATCGGTCCCGCTTGTCTGGCCATTTGAGTTTCTCCAGCCTGTCGTTCAGGACATCGTTGGCAACCTTGACTGCGGCTTGGGAACGAGGGTCGCGGGTACTCGTGACCACCTTCGGCTTCCACTGGCGCTTTGACAGCGTGGAAAACTCGATGTCGATCGCGGGCGCGATGCGGTTCGTAACAGGACGGGGAAGCTCGATCTCGGAAGTGGGCTGCATCTCTCGGAAGGCGAACCCACGAACACCTTCGAACGTCTGCTCCCAGTCGCGCTCGATCCACTGCCGACCGAGATCGTAGTAGAGAGCTAGGGCAACTCGGGTGAGATGCCTGTTGCGGTACTGGGAGTACCGCTGGAAGTAGCGGTCACGGAAGCCGAGGACATAGTCTTCATCTGCTTCGACTGTCGGGAAGCGAAACAGCTTGTCCTTGTCGAAGACGATGGTGTCATCAGCCATCAGCCGGATCCTCTATAGGAGGTGGGTGCGTTGGATGCTCATCCTCTTCCTTGTCCTTGATGTACTCGCCAGGTTGTCCCTCCTCATGTGGGGTGGGAGCAGGGGAGGGACTCGAACCCCCGACCTCCGGGGTATGAACCCGGCGCTCTGTCTCGACTGAGCTACCCTGCATCTGACTCCCCGAAATGTAGGGGCGTGGGACGGGGGGTGGGAGCATTCCGCCTCCAGGGAAGTTCACCTTGCGTTGATGCTCTCCGTTCCCCGGGCTTGAAACAATAGGACGGGGTGGAAGAGGATGAACTTCCCGATGAGCGGCCGGTTGACAGACGGCAAGAAGTCGGTCGATGAGTGCCGTCTCCCTGTCGTGTGCAGCCTGTTGAATCAGTCTGACCTGAGCCCGAAGGTCAGAGTTCTCGGCCTTCAGAGCAGCGATGGCATCTTGAAGCACACGGGTTTGTGCAAACCACATGGTCTCTAGTGTATCAAACTGCTTGGGGAGTCAAACCCTCTAAAGGAAAGAAGGGCGGGGAGCCTCTGCAAACCCCCCGCCCCGGAACTGCCTGCCCGGGGAAGGAGCCAACCACCCCGGATGCCACTCTCATTCGCAGATTACGCACCAAACCCCACTCTGTCAAGGGTCTGGTGAAAACCTACGCTACGCTGCCCTCTTCAGATGGACAGTGGGCTGGAAACCCTCCCGACCGACGGCCATGACACGGTACTTCATGTCGTGGAACTGGACTTCGTTGCCGAGATGGTAGTTCCAGTTCGCTTGGGCGATGGTGTTGTACTTGCGCTTGCCGACATAGACACGGAGGAGCATAGATCACCAGCGAGGAGGCTGCCCGGGACGGATTGAGCCCCGGGTCTGGTCTTCATGGTGGCGACGGACAGCCGTCCTCTTCTTCTTCTGAACCCAGCGACGGAAACTAGCAGTCCGAACCTCCACTGGTTTCGGCGCATCGGGCAATTTGTCGCGTTCGGCTCTGCGGAGGGACCGCCAGCCTTCAGGTTGGAGGAATGCCACTGCCTGAGTGAACGTGTCGACCTGATCGTCGTAGGCACCCTTGGGAAACTGGGCGCATTCCTCGACGAACTCCCAGACCCACCGGTCCTTGGTGTTGTCGTCCTTCTGGGGGAGGTGGACATTGTGGGCCATGACGAACGGAACGGCCGCTTCGACGCGGCTCCGCTTCGCGGTGTTCTTCACTGGGACTGGGACCACCCCGGGCACGTCGTGGGTGATCGTCTGCTTGAGGGCTGGCCCCATGGCGGTGTCCTCGACCAGCTTCATGATCGCCTTGGGGTACTTCCGGGCGAAGTTCTTCATGTGCCAGATGACCTCGCCGATGTGGAAGTGGCCCCGGATGGAATCGACGAGGAAGATGTCGGCGTTCTTCCGGCACCAGACTTGGCCGACGGAGAAGTCGTTGACCTCCTGATCCTTCAGGGCGAGGTCCCACGACTGGAGCCACTGATCCGGCTCCTCGGGGAGCGAGTTGTAGTACTGCCACCAGTCCCGCTTCAGCAGTCCTCCACCTTCAGGTGTTGGACGGCCCTGATGGAGCGCGGACCACCAGAATGGAGACATGCTGGATTTCCGGATCTGGTAGTCCGGATCGTCACTGTGGAACTCAGGCCAGAGCGGATCTCCGACTGCTCGTCCAAGAGGATCGTTTGCTTCAGCCAAGGACGGAATGTTGATGGTCGTCCACTGGTCAGCGTAGTTGTCGAGAATTCGTCCGAAGAGGTCATCTTGATGCCACCTCGTCATGACTCCTACGATTACGCCCTTGGGCTGGAGCCGAGTGAGAGCGGAGGACTGGAACCACTCCCACATCTTGTCTCGGTAGACCTGCGACTCTGCTTCCTCTGCGCTCTTGACCACGTCATCAAGAATCATCAGGTCAGCGCCCTTGCCCATGAGGGAGCCGCCGTAGCCCACGCAGATCATCCCGCCGCCTGTCGTGAGTTCCCAGTTGTTGGCGGCGACTTTGTCGGGGTTGATCCGCAGATTCAGGACATCGCCATACTCGATGATCAGGTCGCGGACCTTGGCTCCCCAGTCCCGGGCGAAGGTCTCGTTGTAGCCGACGAGGATGATCTTGTCCTTGGGGTGGCGTGCGAGCCACCACGCAGGGAGGTACACGTCGATGAGGAGGGACTTGCCGTGCCGGGGGCCGAGGGAGACGAGGAGGCGGCGAAGGTCTCTCTTCTCCATGTCCACCAGATGGCGGGAGATGAAGTCGAGATGGAGGGCATGATGCCAGACCCCATGCGAAAATTCGACGGCGAATTCTGCGGGGTTAGGTGGAAGATCGGGCGCGGAGCCGAGGCCGACGGCGAGGCTGTTGAGCTTTTCGAGCAGCTCGTTCAGTTGAGGAATGGTCAGGCGGGACCGGGCTGAAGTCGAGCCGATCAGCTTTTCGACGCTCGGCACGTTCGCTTTCATACTCTGCGAGTGTACCATCACGCCAAGCACTCAGTTGCTCCCAACGCATCTGCTTCCGCTCTAGGAGATCGGCCATCCAGTCGGTCGTGTCTGGCCCAAGCTCCAGATCGGTCTCTCCCAGTAGGGCACAGAGTTGGATGGCGAGGGACTCAGTCCAAGCGTCATGCTCCAGCGCATTCCGCCACGGGGCCTTGGCGTTGATGATCTTGTCGAGGGCATTCGGAGGGTAGATCTGCTTCAGAGCCTCCCCGATGTTGGCGAAGCTGCCAGCCATGTAGAGGAGATCGGAGCCGACGTACTTCTCGGTCATATCGACTGGTGCTGCTCGCCGTGGATGGCGTTGAAGAGGGTGGCCGCACGGAGGGCGATCATCCACGCGAGTTGGGAGTCTGGGATCTGGACACCCTTGTCGATGCCAGTCTCATCGGGTCCGGATGGGACAGGAGGGTCGCTAGGGATCCCGGAGAGGAGCCACGCGATGTGGTAGGCGGTGTCCTTGTCGTCTCCGGTGTGGGTGACCTTGTCCCATGTGGCGTAGGGGTTGCCCCTCCTGTCCTTCTGGGGGAGGTAGATCATGGGCTGAGCGACCCCGAGGCAGCCGAGAAGCGCCGAGATGTTGGTGGGTTCGGCCTTCATCCGGTGATCTTCTGGTTGAGTTCGGCCCGGAAGAACTTCCCGTCGGTGAACATGGGAGGCGTAGGAGGAACGAGCCCTTCCTTCCGGAGGGAGTCCTCGAATCGCTGGAGGGGGAGGTAGTAGGGGGCCACCCCGGCTTGCTTCTCCCCTCTCCAGTCAGGGCCTCCCATGATCAGGCAGAAGGCTTGGGAGTAGGGGCGCTCGCAGATGAAGCCCTCCTTGAGGAGATCGTCGAGTTGAGTCGCACCCCACAGTTCTTCTACGTTTCGTTCTACACCCATGCCTAGATTGTAGGGATGCTTGCCGTAGATGTCAAGACGCTTCTTGGAACCGCTCGATCGCGTCCCAGATGGAGGACGCCACTTGGCGTCCGAGGGGCATGGGATCCCTCGTCCTCTGCCCTGCCGTGATCTCTGGGGAGAAGAGGATGAAGGAGAGATTGTCGAAGGGGTCACCCTCGGAGCGGGTCTGGTCTTGGAGGATCTGGAGGCCGCTGGTGGTGGTGATGTTCCGGGGAGGCTCACCCATCTCGATGTCCTTCATCGGGTGTCCCGGATGACTTCGGTGTCGTTGAGGGGATAGCTCCACTCGTCGTGGTCGAGGTCTTGGACATCGAGGAGGTCGCAGGCAACCTTGGCGAAGATCATGCGGAAGTCGTCAGAGTTGCCGGGGTCTTTGTGGGGATCGAAGTCGGGGTGACCGACGGATTCAGGGAAGCCTCCGAGGAGGATGACGTGGAGCCATGGGGAGACGAACTTCCGCCCTGCGGGGTTGGTCTCGACCCGTTGGGTGCTGCCATCGTCGGTGACCTTCCAGCCGTTGGCGGATTGGCTCAAGCGGGGCCTCGTCCGTGTTCGTTGGGGAGATCGAAGCCTTCGGCTGCGCGGAGGAGGATGGAGTCGAAGTCTTCCCACTGGGAGGGGAGGGTTTCGTAGGCAAGGCCGAGGGTGAGCATGGCGATGTGGTCGTCGGGATAGATGAGGTGGTCGAAGTCCACGGGTAGATTGTAGGCGGGATGGGGTGCTACGGCAAGCATTATTTTGGGAGTGGTGCGATTGGGGCTGGAAGGAGCATTTTACTACAAAGCTGTGACTCCGGTTCCAGGGCCGGGGCACAAAAAAAGGGCCGCCCCCATGCGGGGAGCGGCCCAGTGTGCGATCAGTCGCGCAAGGCGTCGATCACGGCGGCGTACGCCATCGCGGTGCCCAGACTCTTGTCTGGCTGCCACGACATCCCAGAGGTGAAGCGCACGAAGCGCCCGTCGGGGTTATGGTCGGTGGTCTTGTTCTTGTCTTCGATGATGGCGAAGCCCACCGTCCAGCCAGCCAACGGCTCGACAGTGCCTTCCTTGACGACCGACCCGCCCCGCTTGGACTTCTTCGGAGCGCGCTTGACGACCTTGGACGGCTTCGGCAATAAGCTCATGAGTGAACCTCCCTTGCCGGGGGATTCGGGAGTGAACCCCCCGACACTATCAAAGCCCTCTGCCGCTCAGGATTCACCGGAGCGAGTTGGCGATGCGGTCCTGCTGAAGGATGGTGACGAGCCGATCGGTGACCGGCGTGGGCACCGCGCTCTTGAAGGCCATCATGCGGAGCCGGGCATCGGCTGCCACACGCGCCTTGGCAACGACTACGTCAACGGCCGTGGTCAACAGATTGAAGTGATGCATGCTACCTCCACCACCACAGCCCGCCGCCGCCGAGGATTCACCGGGCGCGTATGTATAGAGGTAAAGGGCGGTGCATCTGGGGTAGCGCAACCCCCTCTGGGAGTCGCATGCTATTCGCTGCCCAGTAGGAGCCGAATGACTTGCAGCATCCGCTAATAACCATTACGTCACCCTATTCAGGTTCTTGGTCAGTGTCGTCGACAGTGCCAATGTCCTGACCACTGTCCAAAGCTCTTGCTTGCACCAGTTGCGAAATGCGAGCGTCGATCTGGCGCATCAGGCTTTGTCTATCGAAGTCGTGAATGATCTTCTCGCTTAACATGCCATGTACTTTGGCGTTAAGCTCGATCGCCTTCATCCGATCTTTGTGATCAGGGTCTCTCACTATCTCTGATAGGTGTCTGAGCAACTCATCCGGCTTAACGCCACACGACTCAATCCATGTAAGGCGTGCTGCTTCAGCCACATCACCAAACTTCTTCACCAACCTCGGCCCTTGCGTATTCGGGAACCGATACCCCACTACACGCGCTGCCTTCGTAGGGTCCAATGCCGCTTCCTCCGCATAGACCTTCCAGAACTGTCCCACCAGTTTCGGAATGACCTTCACGTAATGGGCCTTTAGCAGCCGTCGCCAATCCCCCGGATTCCCCCCATTCCCAGTCTCACGCGCCTCAGTGGCCATTCACTTAGTCCCCTCTCCCCCCATTCTACACTCCCCCACTACCCCACTACTCTCTCCCTGTCCCGTTCAGATCTACCGCGACTATCACACTGGTTGGGGAAACCTGAGCGGCGGGGGGCTGGTAGGTTGCCGGGCCAGCCGACCCAGCCCGGACCCCACCACACTCTCACGAAAGGAGCCCCACCCCATGCACCGCTTCAATCTCATCGACGGTCGCCACACTTACGAGGCCACGGAGCCCAAGACCTTTGGGCCTTTCGGCCTCAAGTCCGAACACGTCCCGCTCTTCTTCCTCAAGGGCACCGCCATCGGCTCGGCACTCGCTCTGGGTCTCTCCCGCTGGATCAACTCGGACGACCCCAAGTGACCATCTTCGACATCGAGTTCCCACTAGGCATCCCCGGAATCGGCAAGACCGAGATCGTCGAGCAAGAGGACTTCATCTGCACTTGCTCCATCCCCAACCCCAACTTCATGGGCTCCGGAATACTCCTCTGCACCTCCTGTGGTGACCCCATAGAGGGTGGCCCCGATGAGCCCGACATCATGTGGCTCGTCCCCCTCGACTTCGATCTCGTCTACGAGAGGTACTAATGCCTCGACCACCTCGGCAACAGAAGAACACCATCCGAGTCTGGTATCGCTACACCGTCCAAGGGGCTGGCACCTTCCCCACCGACATGCTCCGCTACGATGTCTGCTGGCCTTCCGGCCCCGACGACGTAACCAACATCGACCCCCGAATGGCCGTCGAGTTCCACAAGATCCGCCGCATCTCACTCACCTCGATCCGAACCCCCACCAACAACCGATGGGCCTCATACGGATGGACGGTCCACGACCAAACCTTCATCCCTGCATAGGAGCCAATCATGTATCAGCCCTGCGCCGATTGTGGGAGCCTCGTCTCCTGCTACTGCTTCACCCTCGGTCGCTTCATCGAAGACACCTACTCCGAAGTCTTGGGGGATCCCATCGACATCCCCATCGACATCGCAGAAGCCGAGAAGCGCCTCACCAACTGAAGGTAGGTCGGAGGCACCAACGCATCGGTGCCTCTCCTCGTACCCTCACAGTCAGAAAGTCCTTGCCTTGGCTATGCTTGCCATGGTATAACCCTAACCTCAACTGGATGAGCAACTACCAGAGAACTACTGTACTAAAGGAGCCGAGTATATGCCCCGAGCCAAACGCTCCAAGGTGATCGTCGATCAGTATTTCGTCCTCGACACGTCGAACGAGTCCATCATCTGTGTGGCCGACACCGAAGCCAAGGCCCTCAAAGAGGCCAACTACATGGCCGAAGCCGACGGATGGGATGAGTCCCTGAGCCTCATCCTCGCAAAGAAGATCAGCAGACTCCTCATCGAGTCCCATCCCAAGATCGTCAAAGCATGAACCCGAAGGACTACAACGAGACGCTTGAGATCCTCGCCACCATGGTGCGACCCATCAAAGCTGCTTTGGACACCGAGATCGAGAACCTCAAGGCCGAGAACCGCAACATCCGGCAGCGCCTCACCTTTGTCGAGAACCAACTCCACCGCCGTGATCAGCGTGATCAGACGACCAAATCTCTGCGAGCCGTAAAGGAGCCAAATGAAACGACCTGACGAGCAGGAGTTCGAGCATATCGAGACGACGATTGCCGAACTGCCCAAGTACATGGAGCTTGCCGATCAGACAGGCATCGCTCTCAACATCATCGGTCCCCATGGCGTGGGCAAGACGCAAATCGTCTACGAATACGGCAAGGCCAACAACCGCCTCGTCTGTGACCGGGTCATCTCGATCATGGACCCGACCGCCGAGTTCGCCATGGCCGCACTCGATCCGAGTGGCGATCTCAAGTTTCGCCACAATCGCTCCTTCCCCTTCGAAGGATTCGAAGACGAGTGGCTGCACCCCACATCGAAGGCACCGCCGATAGTGCTGTTCGATGAGTTCAACCAAGCGCAGACATCCCAACAGAACATGGCCATGAAGATCGTACTGGAGCGCCATGTCCACAACCGCCCACTGATCCCCGGCACCATGATGGTGCTGGCCGGTAATCGCATCACCGACCACGCCTTCGTGAATCGCTACTCCGGGCCGCTGGCCAACAGAGTTCTCTGGCTCTACATCCAAGCCTCACTCGAAGACTTCTTCGACTTCGCACACTCCACCAACCGGATCCATGAGTTCGTGATCGCCTACCTCAAGCTGAACCCCAACCACCTGCACATCTCCACCATGGAGGAGACAACGATCGACGAGCAGACCAAGGTCATGGCCACTTACGAAGGCCCTCACCCCACACCCCGGACTTGGGAATTCGTCTCCAAGGTTCTCGACTCGAACCCCACAGAGCATGTGCGCCTCACTGCTATCGCTGGACTCGTGGGTCCAGCAGTGGCTACGACCTTTGAGCAGACCTATCGGCTCAAGGACGACATGCCCGACCTCAAGACGGTCTGCAACACAGGCGATGGCAAACTGCCCAAGGAAGTGGGGACTCGCTTCGTACTTGTGAGCGCCCTCCTCAAGAGAGTAAGCGAGGACAACCTCGGCAACATCCTGAAGTACTTCGGCAAGATGGACTCCGAAGTGAGCGTCATGTTCGTGAAGCTGATGCTCAAGCACAAGCTCACTCTCGCCTCTCACCCGGCTTATGCGGCATGGGCGGTGAAGCATGGCAAGCTCCTCGCCTGATCACGTCAGGGACTTCCGCAACAGACTGCCCAACTCCTTTGACGACCTTGAGCAAGCGGTCATCGAAGCCTTGGACGCAGCGGACATCGCCTTCCAAAACACCTACGAGGATTTCCCCGAGGCACAACCCGAGTTTCGCTTCGCCCAGAACGTGGACTACCTCGCTCTTGGGAACACTGACAACGGATGGTACAGATGATTGACCCACCTAAGCTCGACGACCTTGAGAGCGGGATCATCCAAGTGCTTGACGAGTTCGACAAGAAGTTCATCAACCTGATACTGCACCACGACGAAATCGTCGCCGAGAACGCGGGAAGCGACACCGTGAGCATCTCTGAGAACCTCGACTGGCTGACCATCGGTTCGACCGAGCCTAACTGGTACGGATCGGGGAAGCTGATCAACTCATGACCTACCCAATGCTTGGCGACGGTGCCAACGATTTCTCCCGCTCCAAAGGCAACTGGGAGATCCTGCCTCACTACTTCCTGATCTGCACTGGCGAGACTGCGATCACCATCAAGGAACTGAGCCTCTCACCTGCCAAGCACGGCATCACCGCCATCTGGAACGTGTGCTTCGGTAGTGATCCACCAACCCAACGCAAATGCGACAACCCACACATGCTGCCCCACGGAGGTACCAAATGGGGCAACAAGTTTGAGCCTGTGACCTTTCGGCTCGACAAGAAGAGCCGTCACCGCCGTTTCATCCCACGCAAGAAGGAGCCAAAGAAGAATGCCTGAAGAGCAGAAGGGCTCGCTAAAGGAGCGAGCGATCCTCGTCCGACTGGAGCGAACGAACGTCTGGTTGGGCAAGCGTACCGACAAGGAAGCCGCCGCTGCCTATCAGAAGGCCCACGGTCTGACTTCCAAGCACGGCGACTACAAGCGTGATCTGTTCCCGGACTGCGATCAGCCCAGAGAGCAGGTCATGAACGCCATCAACCACGTCGACTACGTCTATCGGCGTCGAACCCTGCCGTGGTTGCCCGGTGTCAACATCATCGCCACGCCGCTGTTCCTCAACTTCACAGAGGCCATGAACGAGGCCATGACCAAGCTCGACAAGGCCCGCATCGAACTGAAGAATCAGTGGCCCGCAATGGTGGCTGCCGGAATCACCAACTCGAAAGGCACCGCATCCTTGGACGAGTACCCCACGGTCGAGATGCTCGACGACATGTACCAGATGGACCTCACCTACTACCCCGTGGCCGACAGCCACGATTTCCGCGTCACACTCCCCGCCGATGTGGTCACAAGCATCAAGGAGCGGCTCAAGGAGGACAACGAGAAGCGCCTCGCCCAGACCACGATCGAGATCTGGAACAGGCTCACCAAGGAGATCGAACAGGCTTGGAAGAACCTCGACGGCAAGAAGCTCCGGCCCGAGTGGTTGGAGCGCATCAAGGAACTGTCCAAGTCCATCCCCGATCTGAACCTCGCCGACGATCCCGATCTCAACGAAGCCGCCAAGAAGGCTGAGGCTCTCACCGTTCACGACATCGAAACCCTGAAGGGCGACCCCGCACTGCGTAAGGAGACTGCCGAGAAAGCCGAGGCTCTCTACGAGAACCTCAAGGATCTCTTCTAATGCAGCTAACTGATCCCGGACCGATCCTCGCAAAGCATCAGCGGTCCTACTTCAAGAAGTTCACTTGGATCGACTGGTCGGGAGCCGCATGTCCCGTCGTCGCATCTCTCTTCAACGCCTACATCGGCAACATGGAAGCTGCCTTTTGGGCCGGTGTCGTCTTCATCGTGGTGATGCTCGTGATCGCAAAGGAGCAGCGCATCGAGGAACTGCTAGATCAGGGCAAGCTCGCCATAGAGCAGCGCAACATGGCGATGTCACTGATCCAGAACAGCCCCATAGAGAAGCTCTTCCAAGACATCCATGAGATGCATTCGATGGCCGCCAAGCCCACCAAGAAAGAGACACAGCATTGATAGCCACTCCCACACAGAAGCCGCAGTACAAGAAGGACTCGGTACGTTGCTCCATCTGCTTCGATGAGGCGACGACCACCTGTCAGTACTGTGACAAGCCGCTCTGCCAAGACTGCAAGATCTTGGAGAGAGAGTGCGTCCACTACCGCTGGAAGAACCTCCGCAAGAAGAGGGAGGCCAAGGGTGCCTGAGTACATCTACAACGGGCCGCACATCATCTGCATCTGCGTGGGTGAGGAGATCAAGGACATGCACGACAGGCACAAGGTACTTGTCGGCATCGTCCAAACCACCATGAAGCGCAACCGGCCAAACCCGAACCCACGAAAGATCTGGAGTGACTTCTGGTACCCAATGGAGCATTACACCCGACCGTTCAACCGCCGCTACGAGGAAGGAGCCAAATGAACCAACTGCCGTTGCCCCTGATTCGAGCCAAGAATCAGGTCACTCTCAAGGAGTACTTCTACGCCGTCCTGATGATGGGCATGAAGACCGTCGTCAACGAAAAGATGCCCGCTGCAATGGGCACCGACGGGAAGCACATCTACGTCAACCCGGCGTTCATCAAGAGCGAACAGTGGACGCAGGACCACATGATCTTCGCGTTCATGCACGAATGCATCCACGTCATGACCGGGGATATGTGGTGGGCCACCGAGATGAGTCTCGACAAGGATTTGGCCAATCAGGCTGCCGACCACTGGATCAACCTCACGCTCATCGCCGAGGGGAAGATCGCACCGAAGAACTGCCTCAAGGACACCAAGTACCAGACGAGACACGGACTCTGGACGAAGCTCCAGATCTACAAGGATCTTCTGAACCAGCAGCAGGGACAACAAGGAACGACACAAGGCAACGATCCCTTCAAAGGGGACGTGATACCTGTTCCACCGGACCCCAACCTGAAAGCCGAGATCGGGCTCAGGGTGAAGGCAGCCGTCCAAGCTGCCAAGTCCTGTGGTGGTCCCGTCCCGACGTGGGCTGCCGACATGGTCGAAGACATGGCCAAGCCCAAGGTCAACTGGAAGCGTCGACTCTTCCACCTTGCTTCGACGGTCACCTTCGCACGAACCGACTACTCGTACCGCCGTCACAACAGACGCTACATCCCTCAAGGGATCATCGCCCCGACTCTCTACAACCCCGACTCGACCATCGGTGAGATCGTTTGCGCCGTTGATACTTCAGGCTCCGTCAGTCAAGAGGAGCTAGAGCAGTTTTGGGGCGAGATCGTGGAGATCCTCAAGAACCTTCAGCCCCGCAAGATGTGGGTGCTGGACGTGGATACGGACATCAGGAAGACACGATGCTACACACCCGAGGACGAGATCCCAACCAAGGTCGAAGTGTCCGGACGTGGGGGCACTTCGTTCATCAAGCCTTTCGACTGGATCGAGGACAGGTTCCAAGGAATTGACATGAGTGCCGGTGAAGACTTCCGGCCGCAGATGCTCATCTACCTCACCGATCTCGAAGGTGGGTTCCCCGCTAATGCTCCAACCTACCCGGTCATCTGGGTATCAACGACCGACCTCACCGCACCATTCGGCGAGACGATTCACATCGACATGGGGAGGGACGAATGAGGAGAGACGAACCGTTGGAGAGAGACATCAAGCGCATCGAGAACTGGAAAGGAGACTGGATCGCACTCCTCAAGTTCATGGAGAGTATCTGGCCGAGCTACGGCGTGGTCAGAAAGAGGCGAGCCCACAACGTCACGATGTGGGAGTTCGTGACCGGAGGCTGGAGTGGGTGCGAGCAGATCATCGACGCCTTCTACTCCAACTACCTTGCCAAGTCGCTGCTCTGGGAAAGCGCACACCGGGGTGGACTGCACGTCCTGATGTACCCGATGGAGGGACTTGGCGTGGACATGGAGGGAGTGGACGATGACACCAAATGAGATCCACCCACACATCAGGCCCTTCAAGGTCGCCATCAAAGCGTTGCTCAGAGCGCATCTGCCTCCCCTTCTGCGGGCCATGAGGGGGGTGGCGCAAAGGAAGGATGGAGTGGTGGTGCCAGAGGCAGTGGCAGCCAAAGCGGGCAAAGTCTTGGGCGTTATCATGGCAACCAAGAGCCCGTTCCAACACGACAAGATCGTGAACCACGTTCTGGGCAACGCCGATGCCTACACCCGAGTAGGTTGCGGCAAGGACGTGGCGGCTATGAGGGCTGCTAACAGTTTGCACTCGAAGATGCAGAGTGTCGAAGCGTGGCTGGCCAATCACCCCAACCCGAAGCGTGTCCCCATGATGAACGGTAACTCTGAAGCTGCTCCACTACCCGAGGACCTGGAATTGAATGAGCTACTGCAAGAGGCCAAGACCTTGGGTATGGTGTACGACCGGGACTTCGTACTGCTCTTCAGAAAGGAGGACTGATTGCACTTGAAGCTGACGGACTCCCTCTTCGCAAACGAGGACACGTTCGCCGCCATCGTGAGAGGCCCGTACTACGCCACGGTGTCGAAGATCAAGGACAAGTCGCGGCGCAAAGCTGCAAAGAAGTTTGCCAAGGCACACCGCATGGTAATGACCCTTCAGACTCTACCCGACGACATCTACAAGCTCATCCCGAAGGCCACCTACCTTCAGACGGTTGCTGCCGACGGCGGCAAGTTCACAATCGACACCGGGATCGAACTGCCAATGATCGAGGGCCTCATCGGGTCGAGCTATAGCGGCTCTGCAAAGGTGCTGTCAAAGCTGGAAGACGTGATCGGATGTCACCCCATCGCAGCGAAAGAGTGGAAGGACTCTGAGCCTATCGCAGCGAGAGGAGAGAAGTTCGCAGAGTTGGTGAAGGACTATCTCAACTTCGCTGGATTCACGACGCCAACTCAAATCTGTTGGTCCGCTCCCGAGTTGGTAGGGTGCGTGTTGCACATCGACCCTTCTGGTGGTGGTAGGAGTAGGACCGGCCGACAGATTCTCCTTGCGAGGTTGAGTGAGAGGCGTTACATTGACCGCAGCAAGATGAGAACGCCGAAGGTAGTTCGTGCAATGCCCGACGAGCTACTGTCCTACATCGGAGAAGCCAAGCTCTTGCACACAGCCCTCAGAGATTAGCCATGCTCAAGCCACTCAACGAAAAGGACAAGCTCACTCTCTGGCAATCCGTCGCCCACGAAATCAACGAAGCAGCCTTCAAATTCCTGAGCCTGAATGGACTTCAAAGCCCAATCGACACCAATGACTACCGGACATACGCGAGACTCAGGGGAGGGCTGCGAACACTCTGTGCCTTCTCTTCACCATCGGAAGTTGATGAAGCAGAAGGAGCCTTTGAAACGTGGGCAACGAGAAGCTCGTCTACTCTGCAACCGAGTTCGAAAAGCTAACACTCCCTGACATCGGCTACTGGGTCGAACACTGGATCCCGAAGAAAGGGATCGTGCTTCTGCATGGGAAGTACGGGGCGTACAAGACAGCCATCGTTCTCAACATGGCCAAGTGTGTGGCCACTGGCTTCCCACTCTGGGGCCTCAAGACCGAGAAGACCAAGGTGTTGTTCATCGAATGCGACACCCCGATTCAGGCACTCCAGCCAAGAGCCAAGACCCTTGGGTTCTCTGGCCTCACCGTTGACTTCGCACCTATCTATCCCGGCCTCGACGTGGTGAATGCGGGGCGGGACGAGTGGAATGCGAGCCGCTATACCCAACTGCACGACATCCATCTCCGAGAGAAGTACGGGCTCGTGATCGTGGACTCGCTACGCACCATCCACTCTATGAGCGAGAAGGAGGGGGAGACTGCCAAGGAAGTCTACCTCTCCTGCGCTCGTCTCTTTGCTGACTCAACAGTCCTGCTCGTCCACCACGATAGGAAGTCCTACCGGGAAGACGGTCACGCCAACAAGTACAAGACGCAGGACATGATCGAAGTGGACAACGAATCGTTCATGGGATCGCAGCGTTGGATAGACCTCGCCACCACTGCCTTGAAGATCTCGAAGCACGGGAACCAAGGCATCGTGGTCTCACAGTCGAAGAGCCAATGGGGCACGCAGGCCAATCCCATCTTCCTGAAGCCCGACAAGGATGGGACCACACTTACTGTCCCCGCCCTGCTGGATGACAACGCTATAGCCGCAGCGGTCGGAGTGATCATGAAGAAGGTGACGATCAAGAACCTTGGTCACTTGGACATCCTGCTGGCCAAACACTTTGGAGTCTCGGCCCGCTACGTCCGCAACTTCCGGGTCGACTATGAGGAGCGCAATGGACAAGTCCCCACTCGCAGTCGCGCTTGAAGACGCAGAAGCCTGTGGACCGGACAGCCTAGTGAATCTGCTCGCCAGGCTCTTGATGTGCTACCACGATTTCGACGTGGAGATTTGCCGCCACCCAGACATGTCGTACTGGGCACCACTGCCCGCAGGGGTGAACCGCAAGAACGGGGGCTACTTCCTACACGCCCAGTACTTGGTAGGTCTGCCATGATCGTGAACCGCATCCCCGGAGACTACGCCCCCTTGGAGAAGGCTATCGAGGAAGCCTTTGGGCAATTCGAGGCAGACATGCCACTGATCCCCAAGCACCTCCTTGGAGATCGCACGGTTCACTTCAACCGCCGTCATGGGGGCTACCACGTTGACGTGCTGGCCTTGGGCCGAGGGGACTGGCCGAGGCAGATCTCATGAGTCGTCAGGGTTACCTCAGCGCCGCCACCGGCCCGATGTGGAAGGAGTTGGTAGCTGACGAGAGAGACTCCGAGTGCAGCTACGATCAGGCCCAAGAGAGGGGCAAGTTCATGACCGCAGCCTCCAAGATCTTGATGACTGCCGACGCTGGAGTGCTGGAAGTGACCGGGCTCCGGGGGCTCATGAGGAACGTGGCCGATGCCGACATGGTCGATATGTCCAAGCACTTGGAAGCTCTGGTTTTCGGCTGGAGTCAGGCGTAAGTCCTTTCGAATGCGGTTCCAAACTGGCGTCGGGGCGCAAGTCCTTTGAAATCAACAGTCGGTTCTCTGGCACCACCTTCTTGGAAGTGCCTTTTGGAACAGACCCTCAC